AAAGCAGCAGGGGCAGTTAAAGTCGGATCAGTGGGAGATCTTGGAATTTCCTGCCATCCTTCCTTCTGGCCGCGCACTGTGGCCCGAGTATTGGAGCATAGATGAGCTAGAAAAGGTCAAGGTCAGTATTGGTTTGAAGAAGTGGAATGCCCAGTGGCAGCAGCAGCCCACCAATGATGAGGGGGCTATTCTGAAGCGCGATTGGTGGCGCAAGTGGACTTATGACGAGCCACCGGCCTGTGAGTACATTATTCAGTCGTACGATACGGCGTACTCCAAGAAGGAGACAGCGGACTACTCTGTCATCTCGACGTGGGGCGTGTTCACTCCCAATGCCGACTCGGGGCCCAATTTAATCTTGCTCAATGTCAAGCGTGGGCGCTGGGATTTTCCGGAGTTAAAGCGCGTTGCGCGGGCCGAGTACCTTTATTGGAATCCAGACAACGTCTTGATTGAGGCCAAGGCCACCGGCACGCCACTCCAGCAGGAGTTGCGCAAGGTTGGGATTCCTGTGACCATGTACTCCCCCGGCGGACGGCGCACGGGCCAAGACAAGATATCCCGCGCCAATGCGGTAGCCCCTTTGTTGGAGTCGGGGATGATCTGGTATCCCCCGGATTTGGAGTGGGCGCAGGAGATGGTGGAGGAGTGTGCTGCTTTTCCCAACGGGTCGCATGACGATCAGGTGGACTCAGCGGTTATGGCTTGGAGCCGCTTTCGCGCTGGCAACTTTATTGCTTTGGACTCGGACGAGAAGGATGAAGAGCGTCAGGATAGCGCTATGATGGAGTACTATTGACGTAGCTTGACGGCCCAGTAAAATGGTGATAATACTCACCATTCACGTTCCGAGGACCACGGACCATGGCTAACCCCACAAATGAAGAATTCATCAACCGCATCATGGAAGCGGAAAGCAGTGGCCGTAGGTACGACAAGAACGGAAAGCTGCTGCAAGGTCCAAAGACTAAGCATGGTACGGCCAAGGGTGAGATGCAGGTCTTGGACAAGACCTTTGTTGATCCGGGCTTTGGCGTAGAGCCTGCCAAGAACAAATCTCCTGAAGAGCGTGCCCGGGTGGGCCGCGATTATGCAAAAGCGATGCTGGAGCGGTACAACGATAAGCAGCATGCTGCCATGGCTTACAACTGGGGTCCGGGCAACGTGGACAAGTGGCTTGCAAAAGGTCAGGCCGCTCCTGTCCCCAAAGAGACAGAGGATTATGTTGTCAAGGTAACGGGCGCTCCGATTGGAGCGCAGGTAGCAAAAAAGCCTGCCGCTTCTCCTTTTGAAACAGCCGCCGCCCCCGCTCCGGCAGCAGCCGCTGGCGCACCCAAAGCTCCCGCCTCACCTCCGGTGAAAAAGGTAGCGCAAGCGGCTCCCGCCCCAGCGCCAGCGCCAACCGAAGATATCAAGTCACGGATCGCGGCTCTCGGACCAAACTACCATGCCGCCATGGCGCTGTCCTATTTGGCGGACAACACTGATGAGGATGACCCGACGATACAGGCGTACAGGGAGCGCAATGAAGGCGGCAGTGATTGGTTGAGTCAGGAATCAGCCCCTGTTGCTTTGGCCAACGTAAACTTGAAGGCAAGCAGCCCGTTCCAAGAACCGGTGATGGCAGCTACGGGCGGGATGATCCACCGGGCCAAGGGTTCCCCTGAAGAAGGGGAGACCAACTATTTCCAAGATCCCATGGGCGTACCTGACAGCGGGCCGGTCACTGCTGACACCCGCGCTCCAAGCAAAGCGCCCAGCGCACGGGCGATGCTGGACATGGCCAAGGAAGTGGGTTCCGGTACGCTTCGCAATGTAAAGAATCTGGCTTTGGGCGCGGCGGACCTACCGTATGACGTGGTGGGAACTCCTGTTGATCTGGCCACCATGGCAATGCGCCCGTTTGGCTACAAGACGGAAAAGCCTGTTGGTGGCAGTGAATATCTAAAGGAAAAGGCCACCGAGCTTGGCATTCGCGTGCCGGAGTCTAAAGACTCACAAGACCAAGGGTTCCGTTTGGCGGGGGAGCTTGGTGCAAGCCTAGTCAACCCCGTTAGCGCCGCCAAAACAACGGGCCGCGCAGCGGAGATGTTGGCCAAGTTGCCTGCTGCCGCTGCACAGGAAGTATTGCGCCCCATGTCCCCGATGGAGCGCCAGCTTGGTATTGTGCGTATGCCCGGTGGCGAGTTCCCGACCAAGGGACCGGGGTCCAAAGAGCTTGGTGAAACTTCTTCATATAAGTCTCAACTAGACGAAGTATTGGACAGAAACCTTACTGACTTAAAAAAGGTAGCAGATCGCAATCCGGCAATTAAAGATCAAACAGAAGCCGTCAGCAACTTCTTTGACACTAAGCTTCGCAACTGGTACACCAAGCAGGCAGGCAGCGTAAGCGATCCGGTCAGAGAATCATTGATCAACGGCAAGATCAAGTTGCCAAAAGATTCCAAAGCAGAAGAGCAGTTTCCTCAAGCGTTGTTGGACGCAGCGCGTAAGGGGGACACCACTGCAATGAAGCTAATTGAGAACAAGTACGACAATATGGTCGGGGTTCGCGGCTATTTAAGCGTGCCTGATGATCCCGTCAACCAATACGTGATATCGGATAGAGTGCGAGGCGAGTACGGCAGGAACATCTTAAGTGCAATGAAGGACAACCCTTCAACTATCCCTGACTCCATGCTGCTGCGTCTGGTCAACCAAGATGTCTCTGCCATGTCTGCGCAGGAAGCGGTAAAAAAAGTTGCAACCATCCGCGCAAAGTTGGCAGAAAATCCTAATTGGTTTAACACTGTGCTGGAGCCAAAGATACAACGGATGCTGTACACAGATATGTATGAGATGCCTAATGTCGTAAAACAATCTTCATTGGAAGCAAATCCAGAGCGCTATGCCGCCCTTAGCCAAAATGAAAAAACAATAACCGGGGAGGCCCCTGCTTATGACATAACAAGCACTTATGGTCCACATTTTTTTGGAATGGATCGTAGCGAATTACAAAATGCAGCTTTGCAAATGGACCCCAAAGAACTTTCTCGCATGACCGTTCCTGATTTTTTGGCGAAGGCTATGCAGATAAACAAGGCAGGCAGTGAAGCAAGTCAAGCAGCCGCCACTGTAAAAAAAGCTGTGGAAATGAAAAGACCAATTCCAAGCACTGCTGCCATGTACGGGACAAAAGACCTTTTACCCAAGGATGCCCAAGGGTATCAATGGCGAGAAGTGGTGGACCCGATGGCCACAAAAATCCAAGCGGCTATGGTCAAAAACTCTATTGCAGGTTATTCTGAGGCGGGCACATACGGGTCAGCCGGTAGCGGCATACATGCAATGAAAAATGGAGATGTTCGAATCTTTTCTTTATACAGCCCACAGGGGTATGCCGTGACTAATGTGGAATACTTGACCCCCAAGTTTGTGCCCAGAAAAGACCAATGGCATCCGCCCAATACGATGCCCCAATTTAAGGGCAATGGATTGCAATCAGGGAATGTTTCTCCTGAAGACTATGCTCCCCAAGTTCGGGACCTAATCAACTTCATCAAGCCGGATAAGATAGATACCCTTGCTTCTTCCGTTCTTGAAAGTTCAGGCTTGATCAATGACATCAGCCCCGATGCCTTGAAAATACAATACCCGCAGCGTCGAGCAATGGGCGGCGCTGTCGAGCGACAATCGTACGATAATCGCCGCTACCTATAAGGACAGAATATGCCAGTTGAAAAAGCCCTACGTGCCGAAGACCTGCCTTCAGGCAGCATGGACATTGAAGTCGATGACGGTCCGCTGCCCGATGTCAACATCACCTTTGACATTGAGACCGGTGGCGTGGTCATTGACATGGGCGAAGACGATGCTGCCGAAGTCCCCTTTGACAGCAACCTTGCCGAGGTAGTCGAAGAGTCCGTCCTTGCCTCCATCTCCCAAGAACTGATGGACATGTTTGATGCGGACGTTGCATCACGCAAGGAATGGGAAGATCAGTACAGCAAGGGCCTCAAACTTTTGGGCTTTAACATCGAAGAGCGCACCCGTCCCTTCAAAGGCGCGTGCGGCGTGAGCCACCCTCTGCTCACCGAGAGCATTGTTCAATTCCAGTCCCAAGCACTCAAGGAACTTCTGCCTGCTGAAGGCCCCGTGCGCACGCAAGTGCTGGGCAAGGAAACCCGTGAGAAGCTGATGCAAGCGGATCGCGTTCGGGACTACATGAACTACCAGATCACAGACGTGATGGAAGAGTACACGCCTGAGTTTGACCAGCTTTTGTTCTACACCGGCTACGGCGGCTCTACGTTCAAGAAGGTCTACTACGACGAGAACAAGGGCCGCATGGTGAGCGCTCTTGTGTTGGCCGACAACCTGTACATCCCGTACCACGGTTCGTCAGTCATGAGCGAATGCGAACGCATCACGCACCGTGTATTCATGTCTGCCAATGCTTACCGCAAGGCCGTGGTTCGCGGTCAGTACTTGGATGATGCCGAGACTGCTGACGCTGGCAACAACAACCCCAGCATCATTCAAAAGGCAGTTGACAAACTGACCGGCGTGGCTCCCACTCCTGAGAACGATGAAGTCTCCTTACTGGAATTCCAAGTTGACTACGATCTCCCCGGCTTTGAAGACAAGGATGAGGACGGCGAGGCCACCAATATCCAGTTGCCCTACATCATCACTGTTGATGAGACATCCAAATCCGTTGTTGGCATCCGCCGCAACTGGAAAGAGGGCGACAAGAAACACGCACGCAAACAGTACTACGTGCACTATCTACTGGTCCAAGGACCGGGAGCCTATGGCCTTGGTTTCTTGCAATTGGTTGGTGGCCTGACCAAGACGGCTACTTCTGCTTTGCAGCAACTGGTTGATGCCGGTACGTTCTCCAACCTGCCCGCTGGCTTTAAGGCCAAGGGCGCACGGATTATGAACGATGACGTGCCGCTGCAACCGGGCGAGTTCCGTGACATGGACGCAGGCGGCGCAGAGTTGCAGTCCTCCTTGCTTCCGCTGCCGTACAAGGAGCCCAGCCAGACGCTGTTTACCCTACTTGGATTCTGCGTGGACGCTGGTCGGCGCATGGCATCCATTACCGACATGCAGGTTGGAGACAGCAACCAAAACGCCGCCGTGGGCACAACGATTGCATTGCTGGAAAAAGGCAGCGCGGTCATGTCTTCTATCCACAAACGCCTGCACTACAGCCAGAAGCTAGAGTTCCAGTTGTTGGCCAAGGGTTTTGCGGAGTTCCTGCCTGACCAGTATCCGTACGATGTCCCCGGCGAGTCGCGCATCATCAAGAAATCGGACTTTGATAACCGTGTGGATGTGCTGCCGGTCTCTGACCCCAACATCTTCTCGGTGGCCCAGCGCATCACCATGGCGCAAACCCAGCTACAACTGGCCCAAAGCGCTCCGCAGATGCACAACATGTACGAGTCGTACCGCAGGATGTACGAAGCCATTGGCGTGCGGGATATCGATTCGATCTTGAACTCGCAGAATGTCGACAAGCCCAAAGACCCGGCCAGCGAAAACAGCATGGCGTTGGACGGCTCACCGCTCAAAGCCTTTGCTGGCCAACAGCACGATGCCCACATCATGACCCACTTGATGTTTGGTATGTCGCCAGTGGTCCAAGGACTCCCGGGCACGCCCGTCATCTTGCAAAAGCACATTTTGGAACACATCACCATCCAAGCCGAAGAGGCGGTGGAAGCCGAGTTGTTCAAGCAGTACGGCACTGACCCTGACTCAATGATCTCCCCGCTGCAACGCGAGGCCATGGTGGCACTCAAGGTGGTGGAAGGCTATCAGGCAATGAAAGCTATGCAGGAGAAATTACAGCCCCCGTCCCCTCCTGATCCACTGATTGACCTCAAGAAGCAAGAGCTTCAGCAGTCCGCTGCCAGCGATCAGGCCAAGCAGCAGATCAGTCAGGCCAAGCTACAGCTTGATCAACAGAAGGAACAGTCCGATGAACGCATGGATCAGGCCAACTTGGCCCTGAAACAGCAGCAACTAGGAGCCCAAAATGGCAACCAAGCCCGTTAAACCAAAGAAAATGCCACAACAGCCGCAAAAAACGGCAGTAAAAGCCTCAGAAAAGCCAAAAGTTACGTACGTCTACCGAAAAGATGCATTTAACAAGGTAAAACTTGCGTAGTTTTACGGTATAGTACGCACGAACCCTTCAAACAGGGGCCAAACTGTTTGCTTTCATAGGAGAAATCCATGCTGGAATTCGCAGAAGCGGTGTTCGTTCAGATCAAACGCCTCCGTAAGGAGTCGCAAGAGATGATTTTGAATGGCCGTGTGCAAAATATGGAGCAATACAAGTTCATGATGGGCCGGTTGGAAGGGTTTAACTTCGTTGAGGATGCTGTGCAAGAGATTCTCAATAAAAATCCCAACCTTTAAGGACACATTGATGACTGTAGCTACTCCATTGGAAGAAAAATGGGCTCAAGAATTTGCCGCAAAGGCAGAGGAAGAGGCCAAAGCGGCGATTGCAATGCAAGAAGATGAGGCGCGTGCCAAACAAGAGCATGAAAGCCAGCTTGACGCTGTCAAAGACCACTTACCGCAGCCCACTGGCTGGCGAATCGTGGTTTTGCCTTACCGAGGCGTTGGCCAGACCAAGGGCGGCATCCATTTAGCCGGTCAAACCCTAGAGCGCCAGCAATTGACCACCACTTGTGCCTACGTTTTAGCCGTTGGCCCCTTGGCATACGCCGATACCCAGAAATTCCCTCACGGTCCTTGGTGCAAGGAAGGTGATTGGATCATTTTTGGCCGCTATGCCGGTGCACGGATGAACATTGAGGGCGGCGAGATCCGAATCTTGAACGATGACGAGATCTTGGCCAAGATTAAAGACCCCAATGACATTCTTCACATGTAAGGAGCCCAAAAATGGCACGACAATTCATGAATGACAACCAGCTAGAGTTTGATCTAGGTGAAGGCGAAGTTGCCACGGACATTTCCGTGGAAGAACCCGTAGAGGAAAACACCCCTGCTCCTTTGGAGCCGCAGGAACACCGCGATGAGCTTGACACCGTCAGCGAAGGGGTCCAAAAGCGCATCTCCAAGCTCACTGCCCGCATGCGGGAAGCCGAGCGCCAGAAGGATGCAGCCCTTGCTTTTGCCCAAGGCCTGCAAAGTGAGAAGTACACCCTTCAGCAGAAGCTTGTCAACACGGACTACAGCCGTTTGAATGAAGCCAAGGGCCGACTGGACACCCAGCAGGCCACCCTGAAGGCAATTATCCGCAAAGCCCGTGAGGAAGGTGACATTGACACCGAGACCGAGGCTCAGCAGCGTTTGACTGACCTGACTATGGAGTCCCGCCAAGTTACAGGCTGGCTCCAGACCCAGCAACAGCAAGTGGAGCAGTACAAGCAGCCCATGCCCCAGCAGCCGGTCCCTCAGGTACAACAACGGCCCACCCCTTCGCCCCGGGCAGAGGATTGGGCCTCCCGCAATACATGGTATGGTCAGGATCGTGTGGCGACTTACGCCGCTTGGGGCATCCACCAGACCCTTGTTGAGCAAGAGGGGGTTGAACCCGACTCGGATGAGTATTACAATGAATTAGATCGAAGACTTCGGGAAGAACTCCCGTCCCGCTTCGCAGCCCAACCCAGACAACAGCGTTCCGCGCCTGCTGTTGCACCTGCTTCCCGTAGTTCGGGGATAAATAGTGCGCGCCGTACTGTCCGGCTATCGCCGAGTCAGATTGCTATTGCCAAGAAGCTGAATGTTCCTCTTGAGGAATATGCTAAGTACGTAAAGGAATGATCATGAGCGAAAAAATTACCATCGATAGAGCCGCCCGCCCAACTCGGGAAAAGGAATCTCGTCGCAAGCCATGGACAGCGCCTTCACGCTTAGATACACCACCGCCTCCAGAAGGCTATGGATACCGTTGGATTCGTGCAGAAGTCAATGGGTTCGTAGATAAGCAGAACGTCTACAGCAGCATGCGCGAAGGTTATGAACTCGTGCGCATTGAGGAATTGCCTGAAGAATACCAAGGCATGATGCCCACCATTGAGGATGGGAAGCATGCAGGGGTGGTCACCACTGGTGGCTTGCTTCTGGCAAAAATGCCCAATGAGACCGCTGAAGAACGTAATGCCCACTTTCGAGGGAAGGCCCGTGAGCAGTTGTCCGCAGTAGACAATGAGTTGATGCGAGAAAATGCACACTCTACAATGCGCATCCAAAACCCCGAGAGAAGTTCTAAAACAACTTTTGGAAACCGTTAATTCGGATTTTTTAATCTTTTAGGAGCTACAAATGGCAAATGTAAATAAGCCTTTTGGTCTGCGTCCGCTAGGTAATCTTTCAGCTACTGGTGCTCAAAAGCAGTATGGCTATCTGATTGCAAGTGGATACGGAACTGCGATCTATCAGGGCGACTTAGTTGTTGTCTATGACGGATACATCATCAAGTATGACGCTTCCACTCACACTGCCCCCACGGGCGTGTTCAATGGTTGCCAGTACAACGACCCGACTCGTGCCGACAAGCCGACTTGGAAGAACTACTACCCCGGTAGTATTACTCCTAACATTGGCAGCATCGTTTGCGAAGTTCAGGATGACCCCAACCAACTGTTCCTCGTACAGGCAGATGGCTCGGTTACTCAAGCAAACATCGGCAAAAATGCTGACCCAACTGCTTCTACCACCGGTAGTACCTACACGGGTATTTCCAACGGTACTCTCAGTTCGTCCTCCATTGCTAAGACTGCTGCATTGACGTTCAAAATCGTGGGTCTCTCTGACACCGCGACAAACGCATTTGGCACTTACGCACAGGTGGTTGTGAAACTTAATCAACATCAATACGGTAGTGTTGGCGTTGCAGCAGACGGAGCATAATCATGGCTATTACACGTTCACAACTCGTAAAAGAGCTAGAGCCCGGTCTCAATGCCTTGTTTGGCATGGAGTATGACCGCTACGAAAACGAACATGAAGAGATTTTCGAAATCGAAACCTCTGACCGTGCGTTTGAAGAAGAGGTAATGCTGACTGGCTTCGGTTCTGCTCCAACCAAGACTGAGGGCGCAGGCGTGCAATATGACACCGCGAACGAATCGTTCACGGCCCGTTATACGCACGAAACCATTGCAATGGCGTTTGCACTGACTGAAGAAGCTGTAGAGGACAACCTCTATGACCGCCTCTCTGGTCGCTACACCAAGGCACTGGCGCGTTCGATGTCCCACACCAAGCAGGTGAAGGCGGCTTCTACACTGAACAATGCATTTACTGGCGGCAACTATGTCGGCGGTGACGGCGTTTCTCTGTGTAATCTAAACCACCCCACTGCATTGGCGCAAAACTTTGCCAATACGCCTTCGACTCAGGCTGACCTGAACGAAACGTCTTTGGAGCAAGCACTGATTGACATTGCAAGCTTCATCGACGAGCGTGGCTTGAAGATCGCTATCATGGGCAAGAAAATGATTGTTCCAAAAGAACTTCAATTTACTGCCGAGCGTCTGATGAAGTCCACTCTGCGTACCGCGACTGCCGACAACGATATCAATGCCATCAAATCGATGGGCTTGATTCCTGAAGGCTATGCCGTGAACCACTTCTTGACCGACACCAACGCATGGTTCATCATGACCGATGCGCCCAACGGCCTGAAGATGTTCCAGCGTTCGCCAATCAAGACCGCCTTCGAAGGCGACTTTGATACCGGCAATGTGCGCTACAAGGCTCGTGAGCGTTACAGCTTCGGCTGGAGCGATCCTCGCGGCATCTACGGCTCTTCGGGTTCGACCTGATAAGCCAAACGAGAAAAGGGGCCTTGCGCCCCTTTTCTTTTTGGTGTATATTGCTCTCATTCCGGGGTTTCCGGTGCATCAGACTAGTCCCGGCTAGACAACATACGGACTGATGCGCCTATCTTGTATGTAAGGAAAAAACATGGCACGCACTACGTTCAGTGGCCCACTCCGCTCTATGGGCGGTATGTATCAACAAGGCCCCGGCTCCGTCCTCACGATTACTGCCAGCACTACGCTGGACCCTGTCACTCATGGTGGCCGAATTTTGGCTGTTGGCGGTTCTTTGGCCGCTGCCTTGACCCTGACTCTCCCCACTATCAACACCAACGCTGATGCTTCCAGCGCGGGCCCGGGCCGCGATTACAACACCCAGAACAACTTAGGTGTTTTGTATTCCATTTGGGTCCCCACCACGATCAGCACAAGCTCCCTAAAGATTGCTACGGACGGCACAGACAAGTACATTGGCTCCTTGCTGTCGGTGGACACCGATACTTCCGGTGCAATGGTAGGCTTCACTGCCGCATCGACCAATGACTTCATCAATTTGAATGGAACGACCACTGGTGGTGTTGCAGGCACTTGGATTGAGATCCGCGCACTGGCTGCACTGAAATATGTGGTTACCGGCGTGATCCTCGGCACTGGCACTGTTGCTACTCCGTTTGCTGACGCTTAATAGGAGGCCCTATGAGTGGCTTTCAATTTGACGTAAAGTCAAAAAATATGACAGCAACCGGAGCTTCCGGTATTGGCACACCACGCGCCCGCGTGAAAGCTGTTTACTTTGTAAATGCTGCAACCGCAGGTTCCGTATCTTTTAAAGATGGCGGGGCCAGCGGCACGGAATTAATCAAAATTGATGCCCCTGCCAGTACTACTGGCACGGGGTCTACGATGATTTTGATCCCCGGAGATGGGGTTCGATTTGAAGCGGACCCTTATTTAACTATTACGACTGTGACTTCAGTAACTTTCTTTTACGGATAAGGAGCCCATCATGGGACGTGCAGCAAAAATGGCAGATGATCAGTACCAAGGCGAAGTTCAAGCCGGTGCGCAAAAGCAAGACATGAGCAAGGGTGGTCCTAAACAAACGCCTAGGAAGCCGGGAAAAGGGCCTGTAAGCTCTGTTTCTCCCCGTGGCGTAGGTCAGGCCCGCAACAAACCTTGCAAGATGTACTAAGGCTGGGCCATGAAACCCGGTTTGTATGCCAACATCAATGCAAAACAGGCCCGGATAAAAGCGGGCTCTGGCGAAAAGATGCGAAAAGTTGGAAGCAAGGGCGCACCAACTGCCCTTGACTTCAAACAGTCAGCAAAAACTGCAAAGAAGCCTAAAAAATGAAGTCCCCAGCATGGCAGCGTAAGGAAGGCAAGAACCCCAATGGGGGCTTGAATGCCAAAGGCCGCGCTTCTGCCAAAAAACAGGGCATGAATTTGAAACCTCCCCAGCCAGAAGGCGGCAGCAGGAAAGATTCCTTCTGTGCCAGAATGGAAGGGATGAAAAAGAAATTGACCAGCGAGAAAACGGCGAAAGATCCAAATTCTCGCATCAACAAGAGCTTGAAGGCTTGGAAGTGCTGATATGGAACTCCCAATCTGGAACGTCATCCTCTCTTTTCTCTCGGCAGCGCTGCTGCTGTGGGTAAAAGTGTCCCATGAGGAAGTAAAACGCTTAGGAATTCTTCTCAGCAAAACCCGCGAAGAACATGCGGAAAAGTTTGTAACCAAGAATGACATGCATGCGGACATTAACCGTGTAATAGCTCGACTTGATCGGATGGACGAGAAGTTGGACGCATTTATGAGGGAGCAACGAAGTGCCCTCACGTAGCAAAAAGCAGCATAATTTGATGGAAGCAGTGGCGCACAGCCCTGCTTTTGCCAAGAAGGTAGGTATTCCCCAGTCCGTGGGCAAAGATTTTTCCAATGCGGACAAGGGCCGTAAATTTCCAAAAGGTGGTGATATGAACGCAAAAATGACAGCCAAGATGATGAAGTTCGAAAAATCGGCCAAGGATGTCGAAAAAGGCATGAAAGAGGGCTCCAAGAAAGACATGATGGCCGACAAAGCCATGATGGGCTACAAAAAAGGCGGCGCGGTCCGTGGTGAAGGCATTGCCAAGCGCGGTTTTGCCGATGGTGGCAAAGTGCAGACCGTACAAGTCCGTGGCGTAGGTGCTGCCCGCGCACGCACTGCAAAAATCTGCTAAAAAATGACCACTTCTGGCGTAGCCAACTTTGACCTGCAATTTGATGATCTAATTGCCGAGGCGTATGAGCGCTGCGGCATAGAGGTCAGGGCAGGCTACGACATGAAGACCGCTTTGCGGTCTTTAAACCTGATTTTTGCTGAGTGGGCCAACCGAGGGTTAAACCTTTGGACGATTGAGCAGCGGACCGTGACCCTTGTGCCGGGCACAAACAACTACAGCCTCTCCGATGACACCGTAAACGCTTTGTCAGCGGTCATCCGTACGGGAAGTGGCTCCACGCAGCAGGACATTACGATTGATCGCATCAGCCGCGCTGAATACCTGCACATTCCCAACAAGAATACCCAGTCCCGGCCCGCTCAGTACTACGTACAGCGCTCTGTGCCCACGACTTTGTACCTGTACCCTGCCCCCGACAGTACGACCACCTATACCTTCGTGTATTACGCTGTACGCCGGATCGACAATGCAGGCACTTACATCAACACGGCAGACATTGTCTTCCGGTTCCTTCCCGCCTTGGTTGCAGCGCTGGCGTACTACCTTGCTTTGAAGCGTGCCCCTGAACGTGTGCAGATGCTTAAGCAGTACTACGAAGAAGAGTTTGCCCGGGCCGCTATGGAGGATAGGGACACCGCTAGTGTGTTCTTAATACCTACTTTTACAGGTAGATAGCCATGTCAGGCTTCGCGTCTGGTAAGTTTGCAATTGCCCTCTGTGATCAGTGTGGGCAGCGGTACAAATTGCTTGAATTGATCCGAGATTGGAAGGGTTTTAAGGTCTGCGAGGAGTGCTACGAGCCCAAGCATCCGCAATTGGAGCCCAAACGCACAATTACAGAGCCGCAGGCCCTGTACCAGCCCCGCCCAGAGTCTAAATTGCTTGTTACAATCTTTGTAGGGTTTACGGCGGACACTTCCTTCTCCAGTGTAGGTATGAC